TGTATGTGGACACTTGGAAACCAGCATGTGAACCCGGAAGTGTGGACTCATCCCCTACTTTAACTACGAACTCACCCCAGTCCATGTACCTCTGTTGTGCCTGCAAGAGGCTAGACAGTCGGTCAAATTGGTCGTAACCCATAAGGATTACGTCGGGGTCAGCACCATTCACCCTGACCTCTCGTATCGCTTGATCGAGAAGTGAAAGTGTTAGGTTTCGACCTGTACCACTGTTATGAAGAACAGTAGCAGCAGCATTCCAGCCACCAGCAGCGCGAGTTGCTTGGTTATAAACATCTGCACCATTAGTTACTGTAACAGCAGCCTTAACGACAGCGTCTTGGTTGACAATGTCATCAATGGAGGTAAACCCTGCACGGCTCTTAACATAAACAATAGCGCCGTCTGTCAAAGAAGCGCCGCCAGTCCAAGTGGCGTCGTCTTGAGCATCCTGCCCTGCATATGTTTGAGCGGTATCCCCTGCGGTGGTTTCACCAAAGGTGTCGCCAATCCTCAAAGTACCTGTCGAATTCAGGATCTCGCCAGTACCAGAAGCACCAGCGGTTGTAGCAATTGTCTCTGATCGAAGCAAAAGCTCTTGGTTTATCTCTTTGATGTGGTCCCTAGCAGCAGCTTCCTGCTCAACCGCTAGGTTGTCACCCATACCACCTTCAAGACCAGACATAATCTGGGACTTGAGGCTCACACCGAAGTCAGTTGCCATAATCCTCGGTGCTGAATCAACGTTCTGATAAGCAGAAACGTCAATAGTAGGTATCGAGCCAGTCTCTGTAACGGGGCGACTTCTACTGTCACCTCTGTCAGACCTGACACGCCAACCAGTTGTGGGACCCCACTGGACTTTCCGAAGAATATTCCAGAATCGGGTCTGATTGTTTAATGCATCCCAGACTTTGCGTCCGTATGTTGCCGTGAATACATCACTAACCTGCAGATAAGTCTGCTTAGCGAAATATCCGGGTGGCATCATGCTTGAGCGAAGATTCCTCTCTGCCCCTGCAATGTACTGTGCGATGCTAAGATCTTGTTGAGTCATTATCTAGCACCCCCATTTTTAGGATAGTAATACAGAGTCTGAGGAGTCAATTCACCAGATTGGTTTCTCATGCCATTGATTCTCTTGAATGTACTTCGAAAATCTTCTGGAGCATCGTTACCTAGAACTTGTTCGATGTCGGTGGAAAATTGATCCTGCACATCAACCTCATCGGCTTTTGCGAAAGATTCTCCCTCAACTCCGATTCTCTGATCTGGAGCGACGATACTAGAAACGGGTTCCGGTGTACCAAGAATACTTTCCCCTTGTGCTCGAGTCTGGACCTGAGAATGGGCAGGCTGCATGCCAAAGCCCTTCAGACCTTTTCGAATACCAGAGTTGATTTCTTTTGATACGCTTTTCTTTACAGAAGCAAGTTCTTTCTTTAATTCAGAAAACTCTTTCTTCTCTGCAGATCGAGCGACCATAAGATCCTTGATATCTTTTAGAATGGCGTTTACATCACCACTATCGTTAGACAGCGCCATGTCATACCCTCCTTTTTCGATGTCCTCATCTTCGTCATCTATATCCTCATCTTCGTCATCATCCTTCATCATGTCCTCATGATGCTTCTCGACATCTTCGTCTTCGACGTCAATGTCTTCCTCTTCCTCGTCGTCTTGCATTTCAAGACCTCGATTCTGAGGAACTCTCTCGCCTTCACCGGGGTAAGCCATTCCAGCGTTATCGCCTCTAGACCCTGTGGTCTGAACCGACTGACCGTCAACGACATGCTTGGCGAAATCTTCCAAAATCTGCGTTAGTTCGGACTTATGGATATAAGGGTCCTCACCTTGCGACGCACCTTTGGTTGAATTACCGCCAGCAGATCCGTATTCGGCCCTGCCTTCTGACTCCCCTCCAGTAATGGGATTGAGCTTGTCTACCCAGTCTGAAGGAACATCTTTCGCGGAAGCATCTTCGCCTCGGACATGAGGTGGATAATTTACCCCATATTCCTTGGTTATATACTCACGAAGAGCCTTCAGGATAGGCAGAAGTTCTGGCTGTTGCGTTGCCATAAGCTTTTCCCTCCTTTTAGGAATTTAATATAATTTACGAAAAAATATTACAGATGTAAAGAGTTCTCGGATTTTTACCATTATTTGGTAAAAAGTCTAAATACGGACTTTTAAGTCAGAATCATACTCAACATGATTACCAACATAACAATCAGGACAAGACTCTGGATCAGGTTTTTGAACAATATCTGTTATATACGACTTCTGATTCATCGGCGTTACACAAAGAGTTACTTCATATATATCTAATTCAGTTACTTCGGTCCAACACTTACCATGCTCACACTTAATCTCTTTTTCTCTTGCATTTCCTGCAATAGAGAATCCTCGCATGTTTCCTTTCATAACTTCAGCCATTGCTTTACGTGACACTTCCAAATCTGTTCTAAATGCAGCTACTACGAATAATCCTTCAGGTCTTACTTCAGTACTCCAGATCCTTCCATCCTTATCTACAAACTTTTCTAATATCTGACCAACCTGAATACCAGAATGGAAAATATTCATATTGGCATATTCAGGATGTGCAAGGAATCGTTTAATGGCACGTTGCATACCACCTAACGAAATACGATGACCTTCCTGATCTACTACATAGTAATTACCCCACCCTGCAACAATTAAAGATTGCCCCAAGTCCAACTTCTTCTCAAGAGAATTAGAATTCAAAACCTTAAAAGCATCAGACTTGCCTAAAGACTCAAGGGTGTCAGTACTTCTAATAAAATGTGACTGAACATCTGCTGCAGCCTGAGAAAGCATAGTCATGGATAAATTAGTGAACTGCTCAGCAGCAGGATCAGTAGTTCTCATAGTATATTCATCCTCATCAAAAAATCTTTGCGATACTTTCTGATGTGCAGGATTTTTTACATTCTTATCTTCCTCGTTTTGAGGCTTATAAGTCTCATTCCTATCTGCTATCACATAGCTACTCTGCCCATCACCAATCGGTCTTTGGTGAGGTTCCATATATCTAGCCTCACTATAATCAACCGACTCACTAGCTCGAGTAGTAACCCCGTCCCCCGGAATATGTTTTGATTCTGTTCGATTCTTTCTCGGTCCATCAGAACTAGGAGCATCAGGAGCAGCTAACTGAGAAATACCTTCATAAGTACCATAAACCTCAGCATTCTTTTCAAGACTACGATCTACAGAATCGTATCCCTTCTCACCAACCTCTTCTTTTTGAACTGCAGTATCTGTAATCTGCGATCTTTTCTTTGGTCTAAGTGAAGAATCATACTGTTCTGGAGTCCCGCCACCACCATATGTAGCAGTGTGAGTGGCATCAGAACCCGAACTGCCACCAGACGTCATAGCAGTCCCGCCTCCACCACCATCTCCACCAAAGCCGCCACCAACACCGCCAGCACCGCCGCCACCACCAGCGCCTCCACCGCCTCCTTCTTTGTGAACCACCTCAAGGTTGGAGTTGTAATATGCTGGTCTTTCAGTCCCTTCAACAGATGGAAGCGAAGTATCCTCAGAGACGACCATAGCGACACTACCATCACCACCTCCTTCAACACCTTCCGCACCAGCACCTTGAACAGCGTGAGGCTGTGCACCAGTACGTTTCTTTTCTTTCTCAGGAAGATCTATAACAGCACCTGAGCTAAATGCTTGAGAACCTTCAGTCTCAGCAGTAGCTAGAGCATTACGTCCATCTTCATCAGGATCAATAGGCTCTTCCCATTCCTCTTTACCGCCCGTCATCATCTCATGAGCCTTAAGAACAACCTGTTCTATTTCTTTATCATTCTGATAAAACTCTTCAGCCTTCTCTAAAATCTTTTGAAGATGTTTACCTTCTTCAATCTTTTGACGAATAATTTTAATATCATCTAGCTGTCCCTGTTTTGCTCTCGCTTCTTCTTGTAATGAAGGAGATTGAACAGGACCTTTACTTCGTAGCTCATTACGATAAATTTCTTCTGCAGACGGCTCTAAATGCATTTCCATCGCATCTACATTAGATGCAGCCTGCGCCATAGTATCTATAGCCCCGCCAACCACAGCTTCTGCTGCCGTAATGGGAGCACCAATAGCTACGTTTCCCCAGTTCGGGTTTACAATAACATCGCTTCCATCGTCACCGTCTT